CCCCATAACCTGTTATAGTTGTACTTACAACAAGTAAAGCATCTCCCAATTTTCTCCATTTTATTGGTGTTGGGCTATAGTAACCGCGTTTTGTTTTGGTTTTTTTAACTCGTGCCATTTTATTATACATATTATGATTTATATTCCCATATGTATCCTCCTGCAGTTTTATGTTTTTTTCTTAAGCATTCTGAGATACATGGTTGGGGTGTATTTGTAAAAATGGATGCATCTTTAAGAGAAGAGTATTCTTGGATAAAGTTCATGTTTTTATCATATTGTAAAATAGTTTTACCTTTCCCTTTGTTTGGAGATATCCTTCCTTTATATGATCTATCTTTTCCTTTTAGTGGGGATGGTTTTCCTTTTTTAGAAACAGATATTTTTTCTTTCCATTTTTTACTATTTTGCCATTTTTTTCTTTTTTCCCCAAAATCTATTGGTTTTGGTTTACCTTTTAAAGATTCAGATATTTTTTGTTTTGATTCAGTTGTATGTTTTGAAGTCCCACATCCTCCTCTATTTTGATTAAGTCCAATATTGTTACTTTGATAAAAATTTATCCAATACCGTTCTCGTTCTCTTAAAATTTTATTATTTTGTTGATCAGTTAAATTAATTTGAGGTTCAACACGTTCTTTGATTTCAAAAATATGTTGATTATACCCGTATTTTTTTAAAGAATTCTTCAATAGAGAATTACTCCCCATTGAAGAACTGTTTTTGTAATGGGACCATCTTAAAAGTATATTTTTTGATAAACCAATATATATTTTTCCTTCGGGGTTAGTAATTTTATAAATTCCTCTTTCCATATGTTATTTTATTATACATATTGGAAAATATATTCAAGATCGCTTAACTCTCACAGGCAACACAATTGTCATCTCTTGAAATTGTATCTCCTCTCAAAATCGACTCGCTTCGCATATAATAAAGTGTTTTAATGCCTTCTTTCCAAGCTAATTTATGAACATCACTTATATATTTTGGTGAATCAGAAGGATCAAATGTTAAATTTAATGAAATTGCTTGGTCTACAAATTTTTGTCTAATTCCATTTTGGCGAACAATTTCATATGGATTAATTTCTTTAAATGTTAAGAAAATTTCTTTTTCTTCATCAGTTAAAATATAATCAGGTAATCCTAAAACTGATCCTTTATCTTTTGCAATTTGTTCCCAAACACTGTCAATGTTATATCCTTTAGATTCAAGTAATTTTTCTAATGTTGGATTACGTTTAATAAAAGTACCTTTAGCTGTTTTTAAATTAAATACATTTGCAGGAATTGGTTCAATTGAAGGTGAAACACCACCTGAAATATGGGCATTTGATACAGTTGGGGCAATTGCTAGGTGGTGTGTATGTCTTAAACCAGTGCCTTTACACCATTCAGGTTCTCCATATTCTTTTGCTTGATCACGAGATGCTTTTAATGCTTCTTTTTCTATAAAATCAAACATTAAGCGAGTATAAGAATTTGCTTGTAATCCAGTAAATGAAAGTCCTTTTTCTTGTAAAAATGTATGCCAACCTAAAACACCAATACCAATTGCTCTGCCTTTAGATGCTGAACGGTATGTGTTTTCCATAAAACGGATATTTTTTGATCTATCAATAAATTCTTGTAATACACCTTCTAAAAACCAACATGTTAATTCAGGTAAAGACATTCCATTTTCAAATTTATAGTCTTTCCATTCATCCCATCTTGCTAAATTTAAAGAAGATAAACAACAAATAAATGAATGTAGTTCATCTGTATAAAGAGAAATTTCAGAACAAATATTAGTCATTGAAACATGTAAATTGTTTTTTTTATATGCTTCAGGATTAGCATTATTAACATTGTCCTCAAACATAATATAAGGTTCACCAGTTTCAAGTCGTGTTTTTAAGATTTCACCCCATAATTTAATAGATTTTGGGTCTTTTTCTTCCACTTTATTCATAAATTCATCATCAATTACAATACATTGATGCATGTTTAAACATTGGCGATTAACATCACCTTTTGGTCGTCGAATCATTAAAAATTCTTCAATGTCTGGGTGATTAATGTTTAGATTAACTGATGCTGCTCCTCTTCTAACTGAGCCTTGGTTAGTAGCTAGTATTGTAGAGTCATATATTTTAACCCAAGGAACTACACCCTCTGATACTCCATTGTCTTTAATAGTTTTACCTCTTCCTCTAATTCGAGATACTCCAATTCCAACACCTCCACCTTGAGACGATAAACGCATTAATTCTGAGTTGGCAAGTGCAATTCCTTCAATTGAGTCATCTGTGTCAATCCCAAAACATGAAATAGGCATTCCCCGTTCTGTTCCCATATTTGATAAAACAGGAGATGCTAGACATAACCAATTTTTAACTATTGCCTCGTAGAAATATGGTTGTAAATCTTTACGTTTTAAGCGTTTAGCGGCAGCACGAGATACTCGCTTAAATGCTCCAAAAACATCTTCATCAGGTAATAAATAACCTTTAGAGATCATTGATAGACCAATTTCATTAAACCATGTAGGATAATTTTTACCTTTAACCCAATCTGTTGTGTCTGTATTAATACTCATAATTTTATAAATCGCTCCAATCAGCGGTTGATTTTGAATAATCTGTTACTCGGTTTGCAAAGAAATCTTGGTGTGTTTTACCACTTGTTAAATGTCCGAACCATTCCATTTGTCTTAATAAATTTGGATCAATATCATTATATATTGCTGAGTAGCCTAGTTCAATTAGTTTTTGGTTTGCTCGTTCTTTAATGAAATTTTTTAGTTGGTCTTTATTTAAACCCTCAATATCACCCATTTCAAATGCTTTATCAATAAAATCAAATTCTAATTTTACAGATAAATCACAAGCCTCATATATTGCTTGAGTTAATTGTGGTGTATCTAATTCTGGTTGTTCAGATAAAAGTGTTCTATATATCCAACATCCAGCTTTTGAATGTAACGATTCATCACGTACAGACCACTCTACAATTTGACCTGTTCCTTTCATTAAATTACGTAATTGAAAAGACATTAATATAGCAAATGAACTAAATAAATTTACACCTTCAGTAAATGCTGAAAATATAGCTAGTGAAAGTGCTTGATCATGTAAAGTATCTCCAGGTTGTTCAACTAAACGATCAATTTTAGCTTTTGCTTCTTCATCTTCCATGAATGCTTCAAAATTATCCAAACCAAGCTCTTCATTTAAACGAGCATATGCTTCAGCATGAATTGATTCAAAATCTGCAAATGCACAAGCCATAGCTTTAATCTCGTGTTTTGGAAACCAATTAACAACTTTAGTTGACCAATAATCATTTACATAAGTTTCAGTTTGAGCAAACGACTTTAATATATTTCCAATTAAATTCTTTTCACTTTCGGTAAGTTTAAGTTTCCAATCATTTAAATCAGAAGATAGTGGTACCTCATCTGCAAGCCAATGGGCTCGATGTTGGTCTTTATAAAATTCAAAAGCAGTTTGATATTCAAATGGCTTGTAATGTGGACGGAGTTCAGTTATCATGTGTTTAGTTCAAAAAATTTATTTGCTAGCATTCGCCGGTCAAGGTCTTCAAACTCTTCGTTTGACATTTTTCTTGGTGAATCTGTTTCTTCATCATATTGATTTCCAATATCAATTCTTCCAGTTGAAGTATTAACTTTAACTTGAAAAGTAAGTCCATCCATCCCATATCTGTTTTTCATAATATGAAGTCTTCCTGTTCCGTTAACTTTATCTTCTTTTTTTCTTGATAATGACATTGAAAGGTCAGTTATCATCATTTTATCATAACTTCCTGCTGCTTTATCACCTTCAATAACATCATCTTTAGCACCTGCGCGATTTACTTGTGAAACTGACCAAATAGGTAAATTTAATTCACGAGCTAAACCTTTAGTACTTGTATAAATATCATCTATTTCTCCCTTACGGTCAATATTTCTTTTTCTTGTTGAAAGAAGATCAATGTAATCTATAATAATTAAATCTGGTTCGATTCCTAAATCTTTTACTTTTTGAATGTGTGCTTCTATGGTAGAAATTGTAGTTTTTCCCATAGAAAATTCACGAATAATTAATTCACCTGGTAGTTCTGCTGTTGATTTTTCAACTGTTCTTTTATGTTTTTCTAGTTGATCAACTGGTGTGCCTGTAAAGAAAGCATCATATCGTCTTCCAGTATATGCTTCACTTAACTCTAAAGTATAATGTATAACATTAAACCCCATTTGAACAGCATATCCACCTAAAGCAACTAATGTCCATGATTTACCTCCACCAGGATTACCAAATATTAATCCTAAATCTCCATTACCTAAACCACCTTGGATTAATTCATTTATTTCAGGCCAAGGTGTAGGAACAGTAGTTCTATGATCTTCTCTATAACGTGATTCAACATCTCGTTTATATTCATGTCCAATATTCTTGTCAGCACCAGCTTTCATAGCTGATTCAATCATATATTTAATTGAATCATAATCTCCAGCTTTAAGTAGATCTACACTATTTAATAGTGCTTTTTTAAGTTGTTGATTTTTACAAAATGTAGAAAATTCTTCTTGCACATAATGTAAATCATCAATATCAGCTTTATATGCTTCACGTAATTGTTCTTTAACGGATACTTTAAGTACTTCATTATCTAACTTTTTCATTTCAACTTTTAAAATGTCCATTGAAATAGTTGTATGATATTTTTCGTAGTACTTTAAAATTTCATTTATAACCCATTTATG